ACCGGCTGATCGTTGAAGTCCCGGCTGATGACCTGCGCTTCCGCCATCAGGTTATCGAGCTGGCGAGCGCCTGCGACGCACACCAGGCCCGTCGTCGGATCGCCCGGATCCTCCTCGTCATCCGAGTAGGCCTCGTTCTGCATCAGGATCAACTTCGCCTGGCGCAGCTTGGCCACCGTGAGGCCGGTCGGAGCGGTTGCGCCCTGCTGCACCGAGACGATCTCGGCCGCGGGCAGCGCAATCGCGTTCTGACCTGACACACCGGTCTGAGCCGTGCCGCCCAGTGCGTTGATGATCAGGTCATCGTACTGGCGGTTCGCCGCGTTCTTCGCGTTGTTGACGAACTTGCCCTTGGGGTCGATGAGCAGACGCAGCTTGTCGAAGTTGTCGAAGAGCTGCGGCAGATCGTAATCGGACGGGTAGACCCAACGCCGATCGGTCGCAGCGTCAACACGCTGCATCGGACCGTAGCGCTGAGTGACCGGTTGCATCGCCACCGCGCCAACCTGCTCAACAGGGCTCGCGGCCTGGCCTACGTACTTATCCTCGGTGCAGAACTTCCGCAATCGCGAGGTTTTCTGTTGGACGAGCTCGTTCAGGATCTTGGCGTACTGCTGGACGTAAAAAGTGACGATGTTGGTTGACACGGTGCGGCCTCTCGCAAGTGAGTCTCAGGACTGATTTGCGAAGGCCGTATCCGGCAAACCGGGGGCGCTTCTAACCCGAAGAGTCGGGTGTTGGCTGGAGCTTTGCTCCCGTCAGCGGGGATCAGGTCCTGACCGTGTCCGCATTCGTTGGATCGGACGCTATGGAAGGTTGCGGGCACATGCAAGAGCGTCTGGCCTCTTCGCCCGCTTCCAACACTCGAAGATCGTTGGCCGCATCTGAGACTGCGTGCCAGTCTGAAATCTCAGCTTTGTGGTATAGATAGGAAATCAGCGTTCTACGCGCGGCGATGAAGTCCATATGTCAACTACTCTGCTCGCTGCCTGGCTGTACGTCGCCGCCGGCGTTCTGTTGGTGGGCGGCTGCTTCGCCTTCCTGACTTGGGACGTGCTCAAGTACCGCGGGAAGTGGGTCCGCTGGCACTGGCGGGTTGGCCGGCGGATTGACTGGCGGTGAGATCACGCTACGAATCTGCTCCAGCTCCGCACGCAACAAGTCGCGCTCAGATTGCGCATCGACAGCAGCGTGCTGCCACTTTGCCACCTCGTCGGCGGCCGGGGTTTGATTCGGCGACGGCGATGCGGGGATGCCTGTCCCGCTGACTTCAACGGCATACATCTCGCCAACGGTAGGCCCCGGTAGCGGGACGCTAAGGATCAACGGCCGAGTCCCCGGCATATCGAAGTGGGCCTCGACCTGGTTCTGGGATGGGAAAGTGGCATTGCAACGGAAGTTAAACAACATGGTTTGGATCCCTATCTTTTACTGTTGGGGTGCCATGCCAGCGACGATGGTGTCCCGCAGCCCGATGACTTCCCTCTCGTACTTGGTGCGCCATTCGAAATCGCTGATCTTGCCTGCCGCCCGATCGGCCGTGATCTGATCCAATCTGGCCTGGGCCTCCGAAGCACCGCCCTTGAATCCGCCGGCGCCACTGTCATTGCCCGCGAAACGTGCCTCACCGTTGCCGGCGCCGATCTTCCACATGGCGGCCATGAACTTGTCAGTGCCGAGAACGGACTCCAGGGTGCGCATCTGGAGCTCGTTGAGGCCTCCGACTTCCTTCGAGAGCCACTCCTTGCCTCGACCTGCGAGCGCAACACGCTCCTGGTAGTTGGCGCCCCAGGCGTCCTGCAACTTGGCGAGAGCCTCGGCGCTGGCCGTGTTCTCAGCCTCGCGAATCTTGGCCTCCATCTTTCCGACGGCCGCCTCGTATCCCTTGGCGAGTTGAGTGGCCATCGCCGCCGGCACACCGGCTTTGTGGAACTCTTCGGCCATGAAGGTCTTGAACTCCGGATACGGGTTACCCTCCGGCACCGGAATGTCGTACTTGTCCGCCGTCTCCGGGACACCGACCATCGCATTCCAGGCTTTGACCGCGTTCGCATCCGGTGGCGTTACTGTACCGTCTGCGTTGACCTTCGGAGCCGGATAACCCTTGCCCGCGCGCAGAGTGGCCGCTTCACGCTCCAGGCTCTGCGCCGTTTTCGCAAGGGTGAACGGATCGGCGTAGTTCTTGTTGGCTACCCAATCGCGGGTCTCCTTCTGCTCGGGTTTGTCCCAACCACTCCAGAACTGCGATTGATTGGCAGCACCTGCGCCAGCTCCTGCACCGGCATCGCCGCCCGCGCCTGCTCCGGCTCCAGCACCGGCTCCTGCGCCAGCACCTCCTCCGGCGCCGGCTCCCGCGCTTCCTGCATTCGCTCCGCTAAGTGCCGCTGCTGCTGGTGTTGACATGGTCCGATTCCTTCCATTCGATGAGGTTATGGATCGCCTGCATCACTTCGCGGCGACCCTCTTTGATGCCGGTACGGTAGATATCCGTTTGCCCGGTCGTATCCTGCTCGCGGATGAGCTTGGTCCAGTTGGTGAACCGCTCCAGCTCCTCGAGGATGATCGCGCCGTGTGGCGTGCGCTTGCCTGGCGGTCCGAAGACAGCCACGAATGCATCGCGCACCTGACGGTAGCGGGCCAGTTGCCGCGCCTGTTCGAGGGCGTTGTGTTCCTGGACAGTGGTTTCGATCATCAGTCGAGCTGAGTGTTTGGAAACGGGAATGGCCGCTTCATGGGCGTGGTCAACATAATCGAGGTAGGCTGGATGGTGACCTTACGATCCATCGAGCCTGCGATCTCAACACCCGCTTTCACCGCGACCACCTTGAATGTGTAGGTCGTGGGTGGCGTCACAGTTGCGCCATTGTAGGAGGCGCCCTTCAATCCGCTGACGGTCGCCCGCAGTCCGGCGACGTTCTGATTCAGCACGCCGTTGACGTAGACGTTGTAACTGTCCGGAACGACAGGCGAGAGCTGCATCCAGGCCAACTGCACTGAGCCGTTGCCGTTGTCGTACACATCGATGTGCCTGCCGAGGGTGGTCATGCAGCATTCGCGACTTCGGGTGAACCAGGCGAGCCACCGACCGAGCTGGCAGCCTGGGCTGCCTGCGCCAGATTCTTCACACCCATCGCGACCTGCGGTGCCTGCTGTGCGGCTTCGAGATCCTGCTGCTGTTGGGCCGCCTGTTCGAGCAACTGCTGCACTTCGTCTTCGGAGCGCACCAGCTTCGCCGGGCAGCCGCGGATCGCGGCCATCTCGCGCGCCGCCTCGTGAAAGTCGATGGTGTACAGAACCGACTTGTCGAGGTTGGCCATCTGCCCGATATCGGCGATCGTGTTCATGATCGCGGTGCCTTCCTGGGCCCGTAGCGCCTGCGCCATCGGACTGGTGTACTCGATCTTGATCCCGCGAGGTGAGCGCAACAGCTCCATCGGCGGCGGCGGCAGTTGGCCGGCGGCCGACAGGATGTCGATCTCGCGATGGATGCACGGCCCCAGAAACTCGGACTGCTGCCGTCCCATCATGGGCGCGATGAGCTCGCCCTTCTCCTGGGCCCGCAACAGCGCTTCGGTCGCTGTCATATTCGGGTTCTGCACCAGGATCTGGAACAGTGTGTTGAGGAAGGTGTCCCGAACAGTCTGGCGAGTGCTCTCCAGCTGCTTCTCGGCGAGCTCCCAGTTGCCCTTACCTTCGAAGGCCATAGCGAGCGGCTTGCCATCGGCAGTCATCATGCCGTAGTTGTTGGCACCTGGCCGCTGGTTGAAGTTGGAGAGCACGGACTCTTCGGCCAAGAGAATCGGCGGATCGACCGCTTTCTGCCCGGCGCGCAATCCGGTCTTGACCATCTCGTTGGCGGTGCGGATGTCCGGCAGACAGGTCGTTGCAGGTCCGCGTCCGTAGCTCTCACGCGGCGCCATGCGGTAGCGGCCGATCGCGCACGGAAAGGTGCGGTAGGCGCTGCGCTCGATGACGCTCTTCTGCCCGAGCTCCACGTACCAGCATTCGAACTTCTTGCCCTTGTCTCCGTAGGCAAAGGGCACGTGATCCATGTTCGGCTTGATGGCGTGGAGGAACTCGTGCTCACCAAAGGGCTGCTTGGCGAAGGCGTCCCGGATTGACTGCGGCACACGGTCTCGGCCCCAGTGCTGAATCGCCTGTTTGGCTGTGTACTTGAACTTCCGATAGATCGTGTCGACCATGCCCTGATGGTTCTGCGACCAGACGATCTCCGACAGCGGCACCGAACGGTAGCGCAGGCACACACCCACGACCTCGTCGATGTAGAGCGCGTTATTGCCGAACGCGCCGAGTGACATGTAGCACTCGTCTGTTTGGCTCGCGAAGTTGGCTTGCGGATGGTACCGGGCACCGAAGAGGATCTTGTTGACCCGGTCCAGATACCGCGCAACCGCCGGAACCTCGTTCAGCTCCTCGTCATCGGACTTGACCTTGTGCCACACCTGGCTGCGAGGCGTGAGGATGGACTCCATCGCGGCCGAGAAACGCTCGTTCGCGATGACACCGGTGCTGTCGAAAATACGGGTGTTGCGGTTGACACCTTCAGCGAACTCGCCAATGAAGTTGTCCCAGGCGGGCATCACATATTGTGCCGCCGTGTTCCAGAGCATGCGGAAGTTGCCCTGCTTGCCCCAGAGATACTCGTACTCACCGATCAGGCTATTGGCGTCATCACTCAATTGAGCACCAAGTCGGCTCGGACCATGTTGAAGCCGTTCAGCTGGAAGTTGCCTAGAACCTGCCAAGGATCGCCGGCTCGCTTCGCCTGCTCGATGTCGAGCACCAGCAGCGCCTGATCAGCGACTGCAACGATTGATCCGGCTGCCAGTCGATCAAGAAGCTCGAAGGCTTCCTTCTGAGTCAACGCCAATTCGAAGGAGCTGAGCGCGCAGCCCTGCCCTCGGGCGAATACAGCCAAACTGTCGGCCTTCTGCTCCGCGCGTGAGCGCATGCCATCGCGCACTGCCCGGTCAACCAAGGTCATGTTCCGAGCTGCGTCTTGCCAGTCACGGGAGCCGGTCCGCCAGCCCCAGCGTAGATGTTGGCCATGAGGCCGCGTCGCATGCGCATCTGATCGGTGAGATTCTGCGCGTTGTTCGCGGCCTGATTCGGATCCGGGACACCTGGAGTCGGCGCCGGATTCTTCGGTTTGAAGTTGAGACCTACGGCACTGGACACGGCGCGATCGACCGGGTCAATCTTGTGACCGAGCTGCTGAATTTTGCTGAGGAAGCTCATGGTTGCCGGACGCTGCGTGATGTTGCGGGCACAATCAACTCGTGCATGAGCCGAGGCCCTGGACGCCCGAGCTTTCGAAGGTATGGCGACCACGGCGCCGCTGCGGATCGAGCTGCTCCGCAATCGTGTTCTTTGGTGCGCCCCGCGCCGGCAAGAATTCCTGATTCGTCATGATTAAACCTCACATAATGCTGTAGGCAGGGCGGATCCGCTTTCCGCCCAGAGTTCCACGCAACACGACTCGCCCCTCGCCGGCACCCAACATGCGGTACTGATCCGCCTCGCAGACGTGGGAGACCGCGTTCTTGTCCGGTTTGTCGTGGAACTTCTCATCGCCGAGCACGGCAATGCGCTTATAGCGGTACTGGCCCGCCATGCCGCGACGTAGGGTTGGGCAACCTGCAGGGTGCACCTGCCATCCCGCCTCACCATCGATCAGCCTGGTCATCGCCTGTTTGTGTGCTTCTTGGCGAATCCGAGGGTCATTGGTCGGCGCAGGCTTCGCATCGATCCCATTAGCCTTCAGGATCTTGAAGCACGTCTGATCGGAATCTTGCTGCCCGTCTGCATCGCCGGCTGGGTCGCCTGTGATCTGGCCGATTTCGAAGTTTGCGCAGTGCTGGCCGAGAAAGCCCTTCAACACCTCGGCGAACTGCTTCGCACCCATATGCTCCGTCACAACTTCCCAGCGCACACGATGGATGCCGGTGAAAGATCGTTGGCCGATAGAGGCGGCGGGCGTGAGTCCGAAGTCGATGCCGATATCCAGCGGCAGCCGTGGATTGAGCTCGAACTCGCGCACATGGAGGTACTCGCGAAACTCCGGATACACCGGCCGGCCGTCCTGCACAAAGCCGTATTCGGCGCGGATGTAAACCTTGATCCATTCTTCGCTCTTTCCGGCCGAGGCCTTGGCGTAGTAGTCACTGGGCAGGTTTACACGGTTCTCAGCATCCGGGCTGAGTGCATCCGGCTGCGCCAGGAAGCGGAACAGCGGTTGTTTCGCGCCGAGCTTCCCAAGCTTGCGCAACTCGGCTTCGGCCTTCGCAACACTGGCGACCATGTCAGCATTCGCCTGGGTCGTTGTATCCCGCTCGGCGAGCACATACCACCAGTGACCCTGCTCTGGAGGGTTGGTGTCCATGACGATCTGAGGATTCACGCATCCGCCATCTCGCACCGGCGGGAAGCGGCCCACGCGACCGGTGAGCCCGTCGACGATCACCTTACTGATCTCGCGCGCCTCATTGATCCAAGCCGCTGTTATCTCGAGCGATAGGACCTTCTTCACGTCGGCCGCGCGATCGAGCGCCAGGAAGATGACTTCCATGTCGATTTTGTCGTCGACGATGTGGTGTGTCGGCGGCCCCTGCGCAACCCACTTGCCCAAGCTTTCAGGCACCCATTGATGCCAGGTCTTGATCGTGGTTGTCTTAAGCTCAGCGTACGTGTTGCGAACGACGAGCATCCGCGAATGCTTTCGCCCGTCCTTCTGCACGACCTGGCTGTCCGCGATCATGAGCAACTTCATCACCGCGCCTGTGCTCTTGCCCGAGCCGATCGGCCCGCGGATGCCGGTCACGAACGCATCCGACAGGAGGAACTGATCGCAGATCGGGCCGGGGCTGGTGTACTCGTATGCCAGCATCAGCGAACGCGCTTGCCGCCAGACAGGTTGATGGTCAGAGAGAGGCTACCGCCCTCGGCTGGGTTCGCTGTCTTGTGCATGCCTAAGTAGGCCATGCACTGGTCCAACGCTTTGACCTTGTCCCAGCGCTTCACCTTGCGGGTGATCGTCACAGCGGGCGTGATCTTCGCTTCCGCCTCATCGCCCTCGCCTTCAACCTCGACCTTCGAGTGGTATTCCTCCTCGACGTCGACACCGGCTAGTTGAGCGGCAGCATCCTCGTCCATCTCGTGCAGCGCCTTGAGACTGCCATCCTCGCGATAGAGTTTGCGGATGTCGCCGTAGGCAATGCGGGCGATCTCCTGCAGGGTGCGCTCGACGGTGATTTCGTTCTTGGTCGCCACCTTCTTGAGCAGCGCGGCAATCTCAGCATTGACCTTAGCGTCCTTTAGCAACCTTGAACTGGTGACATGAGCGGCCTTCGGTGCATAGCCAGCCCGAATCGCAGCCTGAGTGCCGTTGAGATCCTTGGCGTACTCCTGAGCAAACCGAGAGCGCCTGTCGTCCCTTTGTTTCGACTTCGCCATTTACTTCTTCGCGCGACGCTCACCGGTAGCGGCCATCTTGGCCATTTTGGCTGCGCCGTACTTTCGCCGGCCGATGTACGCAGCCAATGCACCGGGATCGCTCACACCCTTCTTGTGCGAGAGCTCGCCTTCCAGCTTCTCGAAGCGCCCGCCACCGCCAGGTTTCATTGACTTGGCCATGATCAACCCTCCAGCGTGTCGAGGTTACGGTCACCGGCCCAACTGCCGATGAGCTTGTGGCGCTTCCAACTCTGACCGGATATCTGCGAATAGGCGTTGAGGCCTTCAATCGCAATCCCCTGCAGATCCTTGGTTGTGGTCGGCCGCCCAGTGCGCATGTCCATCTCAGCAATGACGATGGTTTCGAGCGCGGTGCGCAATGCATCCACGGAGCGCGCCAGCTTGAGGCTACCCTCCTGGGCGAGACGAGCTGCTTCCTGTGCGGCCTCCAGCGGATCGGGCAAACCGATCGAGGGCTTCTCGCCTGGCGCTGCGTTCTTAATTCGTTTGGCTTTAGCCATCGGTCGATTCTCCAGTGTTGCCTTCGAGCAAGGCCTTATCTTCGGGTTTGAGCACGCCGCGGCCGCGACGCGGGTTCTTCTTCGCAGCTGCTCGGCGGGTCTTGTCGAACCGCGGTTCCTTTGGCGCCGTTGTGTGCCCGAATTTCTCCATCACGAAGTTGGTGATGTCCACTGCCAGATCGTGCTGCTGCGGCCGCTCGACAACTCGCAGCACGTCTGTCTCGGTTTCGGGCAACATCGACACGCGAATGCGCAGGCGCTCCAGGTACTCGACAGCACCCGCCAAAACTCGGTCGCGTACCAATGCAGGATGTCTCATGAGGGCACCTTCGAGCTCACGCGGTTGCGTTCCTTCCAAAGCTTTTGCATGTCGATCAGCTCCGCGGCAGTCTTGGGTGGCAACATCTCAATTTCGACCGGGGTCATCGCAAGTAGGCGCAACGTCCTATCGAAGCGCAGGATCGTGCCGCAGCCGGAACATACGGACAGATCACCAGGCCTGGGCGCGCCGCGTCCCTGTGGATCGCCTGTAGCGTTGAGAGTCTGCCGGCAGCCTGGGCATCGGCTGACTCGATGTCTAAAGATCTCGGTCAACGGACGGTCTCCAGCACGTGCTTGCCTTCGTTGTCCCGCTCCCACTGCTGGATGCGAAGCGCCTCCGCGCGCGGAACGAAACGATACTCGATGTCGTTCTCGTGGCCATGCGCCAGAAGGGTCTTGTCGGTCGGCACCTGGTCACGGTCGATCTGACCGATGACGCAGCCATCTTTCGCCAGCTTCCACAGCAGCACGACGCCAATCTTCTGCCAGCGACCCTGCAGTTGGGAAACGTCAGCCTTGCGTCCGGTCTTGGCTTTCAACTGCTTCGAGTGCTGGCGCGAGGCTTCCGGCGTCATCCAGTTAAAGTGGATGTGTGTCGCTGTGCGCTCCTCGACCAGCACTCGATCCATCGGCAAGGCACCGAGATCCCGGCGCGTGATGACCACGCCGTTGGGTGCGAGCTTCCACATCAGCACGCAACATATCTCGGGCCAGTCCCAGGCAACCTCGGTGCTCATCCATAGGCCTTTGCGAGCATCGCAATGATCACGAAGAGCAATACGACGCCGAGGACGGTCACCGTCTTCGGATGCGTCTCGACCCAACTCTGCTCGCGGTTCAGCGCGTCGATGGCCTTGCGCTTCTCTACCTCAATCGCGGCAAGGTCATCCGTTACGGTCTGTTTTACTTTCTCAATTTCTGACATGGCGTCTTATCTCCTGACTGGATCGTTCCATCTGGGCAGGTTTCGCACCGGGTCCGCAACCTGGTCCGTGCCGCAGTGAATGCATTTGCCGTATTTGTGGAGGGTTGTTTCCTTGCACGTGAGGCATTCGGCTCGTGACAGCGAAGTGGTCCCGAAGTGCAAGGGCGTCGAGCGCTTCACGGCAGCGGCTCACCCTTTGCGGCTTTCGCCTTCGCCCGCTTGGTCACACCGTCCTCACGCATGCAATCGACGCATGCACCGCTCGTGCGGTAGCGCAGACCGGTGTGATTTGGGTTTCGTTTGCAGGGGTTACCCTGGAATTTCTCAGCGGCGTTTGTTCTCATGCGGCCCTCTGTTGGTAGTAGCGACTGTGTGTGCAAGATCCATGGCGATGGGGAAAGTGTCTGCCGCCGCAGTGACACAACACGCGGCGGTGCTCTCGGTGCGTCGTGCGGTACCAGTCGACGCGCCAGTGTGGGTGACGGCAATTTGGGCAGGCTGGCGTGTCGCGCATCTGACGCGGGTTCTTGCGGAACGTGGCGCGATGCTCACAACGGGAGCAACGGCACCGGTACCACTTGAACCGGACCTGGGACTCGAGGCGGATGTATTCGGTGAG